ATTAATAGTTTCGGGTCTGGTATGTTTTGGCTTTGGGGTAGTCGGTGCTATCTACGAGCTAAAAATCCTTTTAGACCTGTGCTATTCGTTTGGTGGTGTGTTTGGTGCGTTAATCGGATTTCCAATAGTTGCCAAAGGCATACAGAAATTAGCTAAATGATTGAGAAGCTAAGTATCTGGCTCGAGTTAAGAAAGCATACTACACCTATACACTGGATTTATGGAGGACTCTGTGCCTTCGTAATGTTGCCGTTTGGGATACTGGCTGGCTGGGGCATGATGGGAATTTTTGCAGGCATGGAGTATTGGAATGATTACTGTGATGGCACAAAACAAGGCTGTGACGATTGGTGGGAATCATTTGTTGCGTTCTGTATTGGGTTTGGTGTTCTGGGCGTGCTGCATTATCTTGGGATTATCGCTATAGGATGGTGTTAAATGGAACTATTCGGCTGGCATAAGGACAAATTCGATTCAAGAGATTACCTTCACAGACGGAGATTTATTACCCTACCCGATAAGATTTCCCTTGCCCATCTCTTAACGCCTATACGAGACCAAGGGAATGTAGGTTCATGCGTTGGGCATGGTATAGGAATTAACCTCAACTCAATTAAGAAACGATTGGGTATTTACGAGGAATGGTGTTCACCAACTTATATCTACAATGGTGCGCGGTATCTCGAAGGCACGTTGCCGTTTGACTTGGGTTGTTATCCTAAAGATGCCCTAGACTGGACAGTAGATTATGGGATTCTTTTAGAGCATTTATGGCCTTATGACCAAACGAAGGTTGATACCTCAGCTCCTTCTTCAGAACGAATCGAGCAAGCCGATAGGTATAAAGACTTTGCCTATTTCCGTTGTGTTGACGGCATAGACGGTATATGTGATGCGATGGCCTCAGGGTTCTTTGTCTCTATCGGGTCTCCCTGGTTTGACGAATGGCGAAGTACGGATAACGAAGGTAAGCTGGCTATTCCCACCAATGATAGTTCCGAAGCAGGCGGACACGAGACCTGTTTCTACGAATACGACAGGCAAACGGGCTTTTTCAAAGGTGCTAATAGCTGGAGTATTAAATGGGGAAATGAAGGCTCTTACTTTATGCCTTTCGAGAGCATAGATGAATTTAAGAGAAGAGGTGGGTATGATGCTCACTATATCACGTTCACGGAAGATATTGACGATGACCCTGTTGACCCTCCATCCCCTTCACCATGCCGTGTGGGTAAGGCACTGGCGAAACTCGCTAATACTCTCCCGATATTGCTCAACAGAAAAGGGAGATTTTATTACAGGAATCCGTGAGAACTAGAATGAACACTATGGAATTTGAGGATGATGCCTGGAGCTGGATGGAGGAGAGCACAACATTAGAGGAGCAAGACATATATTTAGGAGAACAAGATGGGTTATATTGATTTGGAGCCAAAAACTGATAGGGAGATACTGATGGTGATTGCAACGACATGCAATGGCATGAAGGATGATTTGGTTCGAATCAATGGTACGCTTATAAACCATGAAAGGCGGATAAAGGCTTTGGAGGCTAATCCCCATTGTGAGGTTACAAGATCGGGTTGGAAGGCAGTATTAAGAGACAAATGGCAAACTTTATCGCTCGTAGTCTCCATAGTAACCTTGATTATTCTGGAATTATGTCATGTGTCCCCATAAACCTATGATACCCTGCAAAAAACAGGGGTGTTTTGATTTGACAAATGACCCTGGTGGTTATTGTCCCCAGCATAAAAGAGAATTACAAAGGGGGCAGGATAAGGCCAGGGGTTCCTCTACTCAAAGGGGATATGATAGAAGATGGAGAAAAGCCCGAACTAGATATCTAAAAGAACATCCCTTGTGTGCGGAGTGCGTGAAGGAAGGGTGGGTTACAGTGGCCACCGTTGTTGACCACATAATACCGGCTAAAGGGAGCGCTAATCTATTTTGGGATGAAAATAATTGGCAGCCCCTCTGTAAGTTTCACCATGACAGGAAGACTGCTAGGGAAGATGGAGCCTTTGGTAATGAAGAAAAGATAAGATAGGGAGGGGGATATTAAATCTCTACAACTTTAGGTTCCGTAAACCGAGTGGGCAGTGAGACGCGAGTTTTCGCATTTGAGACCATAGGGGTTAAAGATAAAAATGAATAGAACAAAACCAACAAAACTGAAAATATTAGAGGGAAATCCAGGTAAAAGGCCATTAAATAAACATGAACCACGGCCTGATGTGGAAAAACCGTCATGTCCCTCCTTTCTTTGTTATGAAGCAAGAGTGGAATGGAAACGGATAGTCCCTAAGCTCATGGCATTAGGCTTGATTAGTCGGATTGATAGAGCCGCTTTAGCTGCATATTGTCAGGCTTATGGGCGCTGGGCGAAGGCTGAAAAGGCATTAAAAGCTATTGAGGATAAGTTTAAAAACATTAATGCTGGGGGCGGATTGTGTTATCAGACACCTAAAGGCTATTGGATGACGCAACCCCTAGTAAGCATAGCTAATAAGGCACTAGAGCAGATGCACAAGTTCTTGACGGAATTCGGAATGACACCAGCATCGAGGACAAGGATAAGTATGAAACCATCTAAGAGCGATGACCCGATGGATAAGTTATTGGGTACTAGCAGAAAGAACTAATTATGGTTTGTGCAACGAAGGTCAAAGCAGAGGCCGCCGAAAGGGCGGTTCTTTTTATTGAGAACCTAAAACACACTAAAGGCGAATGGGCAGGCAAGCCATTCTACTTAATGCCTTGGCAGCGGGATATTGTCGAGACATTGTTCGGCACACTTAACCCTGACGGAACGAGGCAATACCGGACTTGCTATATTGAACTTCCTCGGAAGAATGGGAAGTCCACTTTAGCGGCAGGGATAGGTCTTTATCTTTTATTTGCCGATGATGAACCTGGGGCTCAAATCTATTCAGCAGCCAATGAACGTGGCCAAGCAGCCTTAGTATTCAATGATGCGGCTGCAATGGCAAGGCAGGCACCGGCATTAGTTAAGCGGTCAAAGATAATAGATTCGCAAAAGCGGATTGTTTATTATGCCCAGAATTCCTTTTACTCTGCTATATCGGCCGAGGCTTATTCCAAGTTTGGGTATGACTCGCATGGCGTGATTTATGACGAACTCCATGCGGCGCCCAATCGGGAATTGTGGGATGTGTTGACGACTTCCTTCGGAGCGCGGAGACAACCGCTTCTTCTATGTATAACGACTGCGGGCTATGATAGGAATTCAATTTGCTGGGAGCAGCATAATTATGCCTGCAAGGTCAGGGACGGGATTATAGACGATCCTACTTTCCTACCGATAATCTATGCAGCTCCCGATGATGCTGATTGGACAGATGAGAATGTCTGGTATGAATGCAACCCAGCACTAGGGGTTTTCCGGTCACTAGATGAGATGAGGACACTATGTGCGAAAGCCCAGGAAACGCCAGCACTAGAGATGACTTTCAGGAGGTTATATCTAAACCAGTGGACATCTTCAGTAGAGCGCTGGATGCCAATGGATAAGTGGGACGAATGCAATAGTCCAGTTGATTTATGGGCATTGAGGGGGAAGCCCTGTTATGCCGGGCTTGACCTGGCGGCGACAACAGACTTGACGGCCCTCAGTTTAGTATTCCCGGATGGAGACACTTATGACATCATGATGCAGTTCTGGATACCGGGAGACACGGCAAGAAAGAAAGAAAGAAAGGACAGAGTGCCTTATTCGTTGTGGGCGAAGCAGGGGTTTATCAAGCTCACGCCGGGGAATGTTATTGATTATGGCTATATCAAACAGGAATTACTTAGCTTATTGGAGGCGGGATATAATATTCGGGAATTAGCCTTTGACCGATGGGGGGCGACTAAACTAGTTCAGGATTTGATTAACAGCGAGAGATTTACCGCTGATTCTGAGAAGGAGCCTGACAAGATTCCAATTATACCCTTCGGACAAGGCTATGCCTCGATGTCTCCGCCGACAAAGGAACTTATGACGCTTGTACTGGGCGGGAAGATTAGGCATGGTGGGCATCCCGTACTGAGGTGGAATGCCGATAACATGGTGGTAAGCCAGGACCCGGCGGGGAACTTAAAACCTGACAAGGCAAAGGCGACGCAGAAAATAGATGGCATGGTGAGTCTGATTATGGGACTCGATAGAGCGACGAGACATAGCGATGATGAAGGTTCAATCTATGATGAGCGAGGGATTATAAGCCTATGAAAATACCTATATTAAGTAGATTACTGGAAAAACGGTATTCCTTAGCGGACATGGATAGGGATATGGACTTAGCGATAGCGGGGCGGAGTACCGCAACCGGCACGAAAGTAACCGAGAAGACGGCTCTGGAAAGCGTGGCTGTCTTTGCCTGTGTGAGAATATTATCCGAGACACTGGCTTCGGTTCCGTTGCCTTTGTATAAGAGAGTAACAGCCCGAAGCAAGCGGCGGGCTCATGAGCATCCATTGTATTCACTGCTTCATGATGCACCAAATCCTGAAATGTCCTCGTTTAACTTCCGTGAGGCATTGATGGCTCACCTTGTATTGTGGGGTAATGCCTATTCTGAGATTGACTGGAATATGAATACAGGACGGCCACGGGCCATCTGGCCTTTATTGCCAAATAAAATGCAACCGAAGCGTGAGAATGGTAGTATATATTATCATTACTATTTACCTAATGGGCAAGAAATTGCCCTTCCTGCTATAAAGGTATTCCACGTTCCTGGTCTCGGCTTTGATGGCCGCATTGGTTATTCACCGATTCACATGGCAAAGGAAGCCATCGGATTGTCTCTGGCGACGGAGGAATTCGGGGCAAGGTTTTTTGGCAATGGGGCTAGGCCAGGTGGCGTCCTGGAACATCCGGGAACATTAAAGGATGCAGCACAAGATAATTTGCGCAAGTCATGGAACGAGATGCACCAGGGCTTATCGAATCAACACCGGATAGCGATTCTCGAGGAAGGGATGAAATATCATCAAGTAGGCATACCGCCAGAGGATGCGCAGTTTTTGGAGACGCGGAAGTTCCAGAGATCAGAGATTGCCTCTTTTTTCCATATACCGCCGCACATGATAGGCGATCTTGAACATGCCACATTCTCAAATATAGAGCATCAGGGTATCGAATTTGTCGTCTATACGATGCGTCCCTGGTTTGTGCGATGGGAGCAGGTGATTAACAGAAAGCTGCTGTGGCCAGACGAGAGGAAAGACTATTTTGCCGAGTTTCTGGTAGAGGGCCTGCTGCGAGGCGATGTGCAAAGCAGGTATAGCGCATACGCTACCGGCAGGCAGTGGGGCTGGCTGAGTGCCAATGACATCAGGGAATTGGAGAACATGGACCCGCTGGCGCCGGAGCAGGGGGATATCTATTACGTGCCCATGAATATGTTACCAGCGGGAACGGCACAGGAGACAAAGAGCTTAATAGCTAGTTATCGGACTGAAGATAGATCACAGGCGGCAGTTCACAGGCACAAGACAGCACAATCATATCAGCGAGTATTTAAGGATGCTGCGCAGCGAGTAGTCAAAAGAGAAACTGACAATATACTGCGGGCTGCCAAAAAATACTTAGGTGAACGTTCGAGTGCCGATTTCGATGCCTGGGTAGAGGACTTTTATAGAGACTTCCCTGAGTTTATTTCAAAACAGGTCGAGCCGGCGATTTATGCACTGGGTGAGGCGATACAGGCAATAGCCGCCGATGAGGTAAACGCCGAGGCAGCTATGACGCCAGAGTTGGAAAGTTTCTTGAAGCAATATGCCTCGGTATTCAATGGCAGATATACGAAATCATCGAAGGGACAACTCCAAGCTCTTATCAAGGAAGCGACGGAAAAAAATGAAGAGCCTATTGAAGCGATAACGACACGGCTTAACGAATGGGAAGAGAAACGAGCAGACAAAACGGCAATGAATGAGACGGTGCAATTAAGCAATGCGGTGGCAAAGGTAGTGTTCGGTGGAGCGGGAATTATTAGACTACGTTGGGTAGCACTGGGAAGTAAGAGCTGTCCGTTATGTCAGGAATTGAACGGGAAAGTCGTGGGCATAGATAAACCATTCTTAGCGGAAGGGGATAAATTAGAATCGGAGGGCGGAGCAGAGATCCAATTATATAGACCGACAACGCATCCGCCACTACATCAAGGGTGCGTGTGTCAAATAGTGCCAGGATAAAGAGGGAACCTATGGCTATATTAAGTAATGATATAAGAAAACAAGTAGCAGAAGCATTGGGATTGAAGAAAGCGACCAAAATAGAAATAGTTTTGGCTTTGGGTGATATAGCAAGAGTAAATGTTACTTATTATCCTGATGAAGAATCAATCAAACGTATCATACCAATATTCCAAGAATATGAGTTAGTAAAGAAAACAGGAAAATAATTATGAAATTTACACTATCACCAACAAAGATAGTCCGCTTCGTTGATAAAGATGGGAATGTCATCAAGGAAGTGCCTATGAACAGGGCACGAAGGCGGAAGCTGGGGATAAAAGCTAAATAGGAGGTCAATCATGCCAGAGGAAACAGATAAATACATAAGAATACCAGTAACTGAGTGCGACATCACCGCCACGATAGTTATTTCCAAAGATGAAGGGATAAAGGCTTTGTACTGTGGCAAGGACAAGAAGATAGCCACTTACTTATTCGAGAAGGATAAGGGGTGGACTATGACGAAAGCTAAGAAATGGGTTAAAGACCACAAAGAGGAGAAATCCCTTGTCAATATAGAAATTATCGATTCAATGGAGGAAAAAATTATGGGAAAAGATAGAGAGGAACGAGCATATCAAGTAGAGATGCGAGTTGAGGATGGGGATGAGCCTAAGATTACAGGGCATGCGGCTGTGTTCGATAAGCTATCCGTGGACATCATGGGTTTCAGGGAGAAGGTGGCTCCAGGAGCTTTTGTTAAAAGTATCAAGAAGAGCGATATCCGGGCATTGTGGAACCATAACCCAGATTATGTGCTGGGGCGGAATAAGAGTGGGACATTGAAACTGGAGGAGGACGACAAGGGATTGGCGATTGAAATATCACCACCCGATACGCAGTGGGCAAGAGATTTAATGGAGACTATTGGGAGGGGCGATGTAGACCAGATGTCATTTGCCTTTCAAGTAGTCAAGGACTCATGGGACAAATCGAATGAAAATAATATTGTCAGGACATTGGAAGAGGTTGAATTATTCGATGTGTCTCCCGTCACATATCCAGCCTATCCGCAGACCGATGTAAAGGTAAGGTCATTCTTAGAAAAAGCTGGATTAGATGTGGAACGATTGGCCGTAGTCATGGAGAGACGCATGGCGGCAAACGATGAAGATATAGCGATAGTCAAACAGGCTATCGATGTATTGAATAGCTACCTTCCCAAAGATTTGGACGGCCAGGGTACTCCCGACGAGGGGTATGTTGAGCGCCTGAATATGATACAAGCGCGATTGGAAGTTAGTGATAAAAGAAACAAGGAGGTCATAAATGGAAAAATATCTTGAATATCAAGCCAAGATAGAAGGGGTAAGAGCTGAAGGGCTTGCGATTATTGATAAAGCCAGAGATGAAAAGAGGGATGCCACTGAGGAAGAAAATACAAAGCTGGAAGAGTTGATAGGGCGCAAGAGTAAACTGGAACGAGAGCGTGACCAGTATGTGCAGCTTAAAGGGTTACAGCCGGAGATTGAGGCTATGAAAAAGGAGCCCACCAAGGTTGACCCGGAGGAATCTCATGAGACAACGGGATTCAGGAGCTTCGGTGAGCAGTTGATGGCAGTGATTGATGCTGCAAAGGCTGGCGGAAAGGTTGACCCAAGGCTTACCCAGCGAGCAACTGGGCTGAATGAGGCGATAGGCTCCGAGGGTGGCTTTTTGGTACAGACCGATTTCGCAACCGAGCTATTAAAGCGAGCCTATGAGACCGGGGTTCTGGCTAACCGCTGCCGGAGAATTCCTATCAGCGCCAATGCCAATGGCATTAAGATTAACGGTATTGATGAGAGTTCGCGGGCAACAGGGTCTCGCTGGGGCGGAGTACAGGCATATTGGCTGGCAGAAGCAGGAAGCAAAACTGAAAGCAAGCCGAAGTTCCGCAAGATTGAATTAGAACTCAACAAGCTGATAGGACTTTGCTATGCCACCGATGAACTTTTACAGGACACGGCAGCATTGGAGTCAATAATCGGTCAGGCTTTCAGCGAAGAGTTCGGGTTCATGATTGACGATGCTATTATCAATGGCACAGGTGCAGGACAGCCCTTGGGCGTTCTGAGTTCAGGTTGTCTGGTGACTGTTTCCAAGGAAGCAGGACAGCCAGCAGCCACCATTCTGGCTGAGAATGTTATAAAGATGTGGGCGAGAATGTGGAGCAGGAGCCGTCCGAATGGAGTTTGGTTCATCAACCAGAATATAGAGCCCCAGCTTCACACCATGAGCCTATCGGTAGGAACCGGTGGAATACCAGTCTATATGCCAGCCAACGGATTGTCCGATTCGCCTTATGCCCGGTTGATGGGCAGGCCAGTTATCCCCATCGAGCAGTGCCAGACTTTAGGCACTCTGGGCGATATAATTCTGGCTGATCTGAGTCAGTATGTGCTGGCAGACAAGGGCGGAATACAGACAGCTTCATCTATTCATGTCAACTTCAAATATGATGAGAGCGTGTTCCGTTTCGTCTATCGAGTGGATGGGCAACCGATATGGAATTCAGCATTGACCCCATACAAGGGCGGTGCTGGTAGCACCCTGAGTCCATTCGTAGTCCTGGAATCCAGGAGCTGAGTTTAAGGGGGGCAACCCCCTTTACTCAAAAATAAATCAAGGAGGTAAAAAGTGGATATTTGTTTACCAGAAGTAACAAAAATAGTGGAGGCTATCGCACCGCAGGCGGGAGGTGCTATTACGGGTGATTATGTGTCGCTGAAGAATGCACATAAAGCTTACGTGGTTGTGCATATCACTCAGGGAAATGCTGCGACAGTAGCAATAACCATTGAGCAGGCGACAGCCGTTGCCCCAACTGGCAGCAAGGCAATTACTGTCAGCGTCCCAATCTGGGCAAATGAGGATTGTGCTGCATCTGATGCCTTGGTGCGTCAAACCGATGCTGTATCCTTCACGACTTCGGCAGCAGTCAAGCACAAGATAATCGTATTCCAGATTGACCCATCGACCTTTGACCTGGCCAATGGGTTTGACTGCCTAACGGTCAAAACTGGTGCTTCGGATGTCGCTAATATCACCGAGGCAGCTTACTATTTATGTGAGCGATACCAGCAGGCCACACCGCCATCAGCCATAATTGACTGATAAAAAGCCTATGGGGGCGGGCTAAAGCCCCCAAAATAATTTCAGGAGGTAAAAGTATGAGCGACTATATCGCAGGAAAGGCATTAAGGAAGCTTCTTTTAGGAAAGAAGGTTGAACGAGCCACCGCTACTTTGCCACAGGGAACGGCTGCTGCCATATTCAATATTCTGGGAGGTCGAGTGGCTATTACGAAAATTGTGGGCGAGGTTACCACAATCTTGGGAGCCGTAGGCAATATGAAGTTGACTGGCAATCCTACTACGGGTACATCTGTTGACCTTTGTGCCGTTGTAGCTGCCGGCACCAAGGAGGCTGGTACTTTACTCGGCATAACAGGGACATTCGCTGATGCTATGCTTGCTGCAAATGCGGGAGCATTAGAAGCACAAATTAAGGATGTGATTTTACCAGTAGGCACCCTTGACCTGGATTTAAGCGGTAGTAGCACAGGTTCCGTTAAATGGACGTTATTCTACATCCCTATTGATGACGGAGCTTATGTAGAGGCGGCATAATAAATTTAGAGGGGTGGGATTATCCCACCCCTTCTCCAGGAGGTAAATATGGCAGGATCAGCAATGGTCTTTACAGAAATACGACATTCCAGTGTCAAGAAAATCAAGGCTGCCTGGACAAGCGATAATGGTACTGGTGCTGTTAGCGGCACAACGACCTATCCTTATAATGGGAGATTGATTGGTGCGATTACCGTGCCTGATGGCGTGGCAGCCCCTAGCCCCAATTACGACATTGCCGTGAACGATGATGATTCGGTAGATGTGGCTTTGGGGGCATTGGCAAATAGGAGCGATGCGAATACGGAATACGTGGCTGAAGCATCAATGGCGGGCGTGGCTAATAGTAAATTAACCATTGCCATCACTGCTGCGGGAAATAGCAAGCAGGGCACGGTTTATCTGTATATAAGATGAGTGAAGTCGAAATAGAAATGGCTATCAGGGAAGCACCTGAGAATGCCATGATTAAGAGGAAAAGGAAACATGTTAAAGCTAAAGACAGCGCCAAGCGTAGAACCCGTAAGTCTGGCCGAGGCAAAGGCACATCTGAGGATTGATTCAGTTAGCTTTGCTGAGGATATAACGACGGAGCAAAGCATTGTGCCTGGCAGTCATGGTGTTGCCGCTGACTATTCACTAGAAGGGGCATCTATTGACGTACTCGGCTATTCTGTTTTAGTAAACTTGGATGCTGGGGCGTGTGGGGCTGATGCAACTATAGATGTGAAAATCCAGGATAGCGATGACGAAATCACCTGGGCAGATGTGGAATCCTTCACTCAAGTAACCGAGGCGAATGATAATGCCATCCATGAGAAGGAATATACCGGGGTAAAGCATTATTTAAGAGTCGTGGTGACTGTGGCTACCGCTGCATGTGAATTTGGGGTTTCAATAATAAAAGATGCCTCGACAGCGGTGGAAGATGATCTACTGGAATCGCTTATTACTGCCGCACGGCAATACGCTGAGGACTTTCAGAGGCGAGCATATATAACGCAGACGTGGGAGTTATGGCTGGATAAATGGCCCGACAAGGATTATATTCAGATACCGCTGCCGCCATTACAGTCAACCGATTTTTCTATCAAATATTACGATACAGACGATACAGAGCATACCTTTAGCTCGGATGACTATTTTATTGATTCAGATAGCGAGCCAGGCAGGGTAGTTCTTAATTATGGAGAGGTATGGCCATCCATGACTCTGAGGCCAGCAAACGGTATATGCGTGACATTCAAGGCTGGCTATGGCGACGCAGCCCCAGATGTTCCCAAGAAGGTTAAACAGGCGATGCTTCTGCTTATTGCCGGGTGGTATGAAAACAGGGAATCATATCATGCTGCTGGGGGAATACCCAAAGAGGCTCCATTCGCTGTTAATGCTTTACTCTGGCAGGATAGGTGTTTCTAATGAGGTCTGGACTTTTGCGGCACAGGTTGACAATACAAATACCGAGCAAGTCCAAAAATGACTTTGGCGAATGGGTGGAATCATGGAATGATTGGGCTACTATCTGGGGAAGCATAGAGCCTAATCTTGGTAAACGATACTTTGAGGCAAAGCAGGCTAATAGTGAAGTCCAGGGATTGATACGGATTCGATACAGAACGGGTGTAAAGCCCACTATGCGGGTGAAATTTGGAGACCGGATATTCAAGGTTATCTCCATAGTCCACCCATTTGAGAAGAGGCAAGAATTGCATATTCTATACAAAGAGGCATTGGATTAATGGGCAACATAACTTTCAAGATAGAGGGTATCATGGAGACAGTTAAAGTCTTAGATGAGATATCAAATTCCCTGAAGGGCAAGGCAATGGACAAGACTTTGTTAAAAGAGGCAGAGATAATCGCCGAGGATGCCAGAGATAGAGCCCCTTTAGGTCCCACAGGAAACTTGAAACGGTCACTCCATGCAAAGATGCTGGATGAAAAGACAAGGTTTCCACATGTAGCAATAGCGGCAGTGGATAGGAAGATAGCTCCACATGCTTGGATAATTGAATTTGGTTCAAGTAGGGCGCCAGCTCACCCATATCTTCGGCCAGCTATCGACGCTCACGCCAATAAGGTTATAGGTAATATCAAAAATGAGACTAAGAAATTAGTTGAAGGAGCTGCAAAGTAAAGTTAACCAATGCTATTGTAAGTCGAGGTTGGAACTGATATAATAAAGCTATGTTAAATGATTTGACAGGCAGAATATTTGGAAGACTTACAGTTACTGAAATGGCTCCCAGGACACAGAAAAAGACCTTTTGGGTTTGCCAATGTGATTGTGGGCAAATAGCAATAGTAAGGAGTGATGCATTGCTTGAAGGTAAAACTACCTCTTGCGGATGTCTAAAAAGGGAGCAGGATAGAATTAATCTTATTAAAGCTCATAAACATAAGATGGCAGGCACTCGTTTGTATCATATATGGCAGGACATGAAGAAGCGGTGTTGCAATCCTCATGTTCATCGTTATGAGCGATATGGTGGTAGGGGTATTCAAATTTGCAAAGCTTGGCTTGAAGATTTTAGACCGTTTATGCAATGGGCATTGGCAAATGGATATACTGATAGCCTGATGATTGATAGAATTGATAACGATGGAGATTATAAACCTGATAATTGCCGATGGATAATAAATAAAGCCCAATGTAATAACCGAATATCATGTATAATGATTACAGCAAAGGGGAAAACACAAAGCCTTATGGCATGGTGTGAAGAATTGGGTCTAAGTTATTCAATGATGAAATCGAGGTATCAAAGAGGACAGCCTTATCTCCATCTACTTGAAGCTAGTTAAAATCATAGTCAAGTTTAGCAATGAAACCTCTCAGGAATGGGAGGTTTTTTATTGGAGAGAAAGATGCAGATAGAACAGGCAATTTTGAAAGAGCTATTGGCGGATAGCGGAGTAACCGATTTAATCGGAGAAAGAATATATTATGTCAAAGCTCCACAAGATGTGGGGAAACCCTATATAGTCTTTTTCAAGGCTTCAGCACCGCGGGAATACTCTCATGACGGGGCTTCAGAACTGGCACGGCCAAGATTTCAATTTTCCTGTTTTGCCACAACCTATTATGAGGCAAAGCAGATAGCGGAGGCAATAAGGGCAGCGATAGAAGCCTTCAGTGGAACGATGGGGGGGGATGGTGGAGTCGAAGTAGGTTCATGCTTTTGCCTGAACGAGAGCGACATATATGAGGACGATACACGGCTATTCCATATTGCGGTCGATTATTTAATTTGGCACAAAGAATAGCAGTTTATAACCATATTTGCAGGGGGCTTGAAGGCTCCCTTTTTTATTAAATAAGGAGGTAAAAATGACAACAGAAGCGAAATCAGCATTTGGAACAACCCTAAAGAAAGGGGCGACAGCTATCGCCGAGCTTACAAATATCGGCGGGCCGACATTATCGGCAGACACGATTGAGGCGACGAGCCACGATTCAGCAGACGGTTATCGTGAGTTCCTCCAAGGACTGAGAGATGGAGGCGAGATAAGCATCGAGGGGAACTTTATCCCTGGTAATGCCGGGCAGGCGGCTCTGGTGACCGACATTAATGACGGCTCATTGGATGAGTATACGATAACTTTCCCGGCAGCTATGGCGACCACATGGACATTTGATGCTATCGTGACGGCTTTTGAGAGCAGCTCACCGTTTGATGACAAAGCCAGTTTTACTGCTACCCTGAAGGTAAGCGGGAAACCTGTTCTGGGCGTAACTTATGCTACCGGACCAACCGATATTGTGGTAACCGGTGATGTATCTGGTGCATTGACAGAAGTTCCCACTTATGCTGCTGGGGTTTATACCTACACTATTGATGGCTCTGCGGATAATACTGTCACGGTAACGGTTACTGCTGCTGGTGCTGATGAAATCACGGTGAATGGAAGTGCTGTAGAATCGGGCGTGCCTTCAAGTGCCATCAGCCTGACGTCGGGCGAGATCACCACGCTGACGATAGTGGTCAAAGAGGACAACAAGGTTTCCAAGACTTACACCATCTATGTAAGCGATGGTCTGTGAGAATAAAAGAAAGGGCGGATGGGGAAACCTATCCGCTCATTCTATTAGGAGGGCTTTATGCCAGATAAGGTAAGACCAGGAATCCCGATAAAACTAGACAAAGAGCGTCATCTTTTGATGGACCTCAATGCCATGGTGGCATTCGAGGAAGCAACCGGCAAAAACATCATGCAGGGTATAGACGAAAAGAGTATGACCGCTAAGGACTTCAGGGCTTTGCTGTGGTCTTGTTTGCTGCATGAAGACGAATCCCTGAAGCTCGACGATGTGGGCAAGATGATTCATGCCGGGAACATGGGCGAGCTGTCCCAGAAAATCGCCAAGGCATGGGAAGTGGCGATTCCTGAAAGTGAAGGTGAAAGCCGCCCTTTAGCGCAAAACCCCTCAAATGGCTAGATTTATGGTCATTCGGGATTTATAGCCTGCATTTAACCAGTGAAGAATTCTGGCATCTGACGCTGGCGCAATTCGATGCTCTGTCACATAAGTACATTGAGGAGCAGAAAAGGCTGGATGCCCGCACAGCTTTAATATGTGCCATGCTGGCAAATATCAATCGCAATCCTAAAAAGAAGAACAAAGCATTTACTGTTGATGATTTTATGCCGAAGTACAGGAAAGAGCATAAGGTGCAATCGGCAGAGGAGATGCTGGAGACGGTTAGGCTATGGAATAAGGCACTTAAAGGGAACGAGATTGAAAAGTAACATTATGGCTATTTATGACTTGCCATGAAGGCTTCCATTAAGGTTGTTACTTCATTGATATATTGTGTTCCCTCATCCATCTTATTAGTTGCCTCTTCTAGCAAGGTAGAATCCAAGTTATCAATGCCAGATGTTATCAAATAAGTAGCATCGTTAAATTCACTCATGGCTTGGATATATTTGGAATGAATGTGAACCATTGAAGCAGGTGGATTCATTTGAATAGCTTCATCATGAGCAAGCCGTATAATGGTTAATTGAGTTGCAACCTTGAGTGTCCATTCATCAACTCCTATCTGTGGATTACTCATTAGAATTGATAATTCCTCAAAGGCATTGCCAACGGTGGCGCCATTATCCTGAAAGGCAGAAATGTAATTTTGCTCCTCGTTTGTAATTGATGGCAATTCTGTTGGCTCGGGACTACAAATGACAACTAAAGCTATTATAAAGATGATTAAGGTACTAACTAATATGATTCCAACCTTTTTCCTGCTCATTCTCACCTCCTTTAATCATATTAGGGGGTTAATTTAATTATGTCAATATGGGAGGTTAAATAATGGCAACTGAATTAAGTCGTTTATTTGTGGCTATTGGTGCTAAAACCGACGAATTTCATAAGGGCATCGACGGCGTGAGCAACAAACTTAATAATGTCAGCCGGCAGATGAAGATTGCCGGCGGAATCATGGTAGGTGCGGTTGCCGCCATCGGTACGGCCTCTCTCAAAATGGCAGGAGATTTTGACGGCGCCATGAGAGAGGTTAATACCATGATGCTCTTGAGCGAAAATGAGTTTAAGGACTTCTCAAAGGAAGTGCAAAACTTAGCTAAAGACATGGGTATTAACGCAGTGGAAGCGGCTAATGCTCTTTATCAGGCTATATCGGCAGGAGTACCTAAAGAGAATGCCATTGAGTTCTTGGAGATAGCCTCTAAAGCCGCTATTGGAGGTGTCACAGATACTAAGACGGCTGTTGATGGGTTAACCACAGTGATAAACGCCTTCAAGTTGCCGATGTCGGATGCCCAAAAAGTAGCCGACATCATGTTCACCACAGTTAAGGGTGGTAAGACAACATTCGATGAACTGGCAGCCTCGATGTTTAATGTGGCTCCAATGGCAGCATCGGCAGGGGTCAAATTTGAAGATGTATCGGCAGCTCTGGCAACGATGACCAAACAAGGTGTGCCGACTACGCAGGCTACTACTCAACTAAGACAGGCAATCCAGGCGATGATTAAGCCTACCGGGGAAATGAAAAGCGCCCTGGAAGGCCTTGGTTATGAATCGGGTGAGGCTCTTATAGCCGAAAAGGGATTAACAGGCGCTCTGGATGCTCTAACTGAGGCTTCAGGCGGTTCTAATGAAGTCTTGGGAAAGATGTTTGGCTCTGTGGAAGGGCTACAGGCTGTCTTGTCTCTGACTGGCGAGAATGCAGAGATGGCAGCCAGGGATATAGATGCTATGACAAACTCCGCTGGTGCTGCTACGGATGCCTATAACCAGATGGAGCAGAGCACAGGGAGGCAATTAGAGAAGCTCAAGGTTCAATTCCAGGATATAGCGATAACTATAGGCACGGCTTTGATGCCTGTCTTAAAAACATTGCTTGATACGATAATGCCGATTGTTACCAAGGTAGGGGAGTGGATTTCAGAACACCCGAAACTGACGGCAGCAATCTTGGGTGCTGTCGGCGCGCTAGGTGCTTTATTATTGCTTGCCGGGCCACTCTTAAAGACCATTCAATTGATGTCACTCGCTCTACACTCGCAGACTATAGCCTTTATAGCTCATAAGGTTGCTCTTATAGCTGCTTCCGTAGTCACGAAGATAGCGGCTGCTGCACAATGGTTATTGAACGCAGCCATGAGTGCCAATCCCATCGGATTGATTATTTTGGCTATTGCCGGGTTGGTAGCAGCTATTGTTTGGATGATTCAAAACTGGGATACAGTTGTTGAACATTTGAAGAAAATCTGGGAATGGATGAAGACGGCATTCTGGGCAGTAGTGAACTTCTTCAAAGAGGCGCTTGGGGCAATAGCTGATTTCTTCACGAATATTTTTGAGGGGATAGCTAATTTCCTGAAGGGGATATGGGATAAGATTACAGGTGTTTTCAAGGCTGCCTGGGATGGGCTTGTGAATATTGTCAAGTCGGCAGTCAATTTTGTGCTGGGGATAATCAATAGCCTGATTACTGGATTTGAAGGGGCAATCAATTTCGTCATTAAGGGGGTGAATGCTTTTATTGGCCTGATGAATAAGCCGATTGAACTCCTGAATAAAATCCCAGGAGTCAACCTTCCCCTTATCCCAACGATAGGTAAAATAACGCTTCCTAGGATTCCTCTATTGGATGTCGGTGGGCTTATTGAAGGTCCCGGCTTGTTTGCCGTTGGCCGTGGGGTAAAGGAAGTTATAAGAGAGCCTGGGGTTGGTGGTACAGGAGACAATAACTTCTATATTTCCGAGATGGTGGTAAGGGAAGAAGCTGATATACAGAAAATAGCCAGAGAGTTGTATAGGTTACAGCAGAGCAAACAAGCAGCAAAGGGGATAGCATGATTTTCGACGGAACGGATTTAAGCGATTATGGGCTCACTGTGAAAAAAAGCAGCCTTTCTTCTTTCATGCCACCCATAAGGACAAGCCATGTGGAGATTGCCGATAAGGCCTATGACTTCAGGGCGTACTTGAATCCCCGAACTATCAGGCTTGATGTGGTGGTTACAGGAACTGGTGAAGATAACCTGATAAGCAACCTTGATAATATCTCAAAATTATTGAATCCCGTTGCGGGCGTCAAGCACCTGACGTTAGACTTTCCCGATGACAGGTTCTATAAGGCTAAGATTGACAGCCCGATTGATTGGGAAATCATAACCCATAAGCTGGCAAAGGCTGAATTGAGTTTTATTTGCCCTGATCCTTTAGGATATGACAATTCAGAGACATCACATGACCACAATATAAATGCCGACCCTAAGACTGTGACGGAGACTCCAGGAGGTACGGCATACATTGAGCCTGTTTATACACTGACGGCAGGTGAGGCATTAAATGATGTGACTATCAAGCTCGAAAACATAGATACGGGAGAGGAAATACAATGGCAGGGTTCGCTGGCAAATACAGAGGAACTGGAAATTGATGTGGGTTTGTGGATAGTCAAGAAAGAGGGGACAGTAGACATGGCGGATGTAAGTGGGCAATTTCCGAGATTACTATCGGGACAAAGTAATTCAATAAAGGTTACAGGATTTTCAACTACGGGGAGCCTGAATATTAAATACAGAGACACGTATCTATGACTAGGGAGGCAGAAACTAATGGCGAAGTGTATATCTATAACGGGGACTGAGGCGGAAGGCTATACGGAAATCAAAGATAAAGACGGCAATTTGCTTGTTGCCTTCAATTCTAAAGATGCCGAAAGCTACTGGGGGAACGAATACCAGAAGGAAAGAATCAAATATGCGATGAGGCATAGACGAGACAACATACCTGAATATCTCAGGACGGGTGAACCCCCACCAAATATAAAAAAAGAGGCAATCAAACTAAAGATTAAAAATCTATTAAGGAGGTAAACGAAAATGGCAGAGAGAGCGATCCCAACAGCACTTTTATTCCAAAGCGTGAGCAAGCTACTTAAAGGCGATGCTCCGGCTACGCTGGGCTACCTGAGCCTGTGTGGTGAAAGCATGGCTGGTTTCGACGTGGACACTACTGATTTCACGGACGAGCTCACCAGGGAGGCAGTGTCACCCACACTCGAAACGACCACCAAGACCGATGATACTGTCGTCTGTGCGAAGACTGCATGGGAGCCGGGTGCAGACACCATCTATGGTGCCGGCGCTTTCACTGGCTTGTCAGATGCGACACTGCAAGCCTTCCATGAATGGGCTACTTCAATAGCGTTCGAGAGCGGGGACACTGTAGACGAGACCATCAAGATACAGAGCAAGCAGGGGAGTTAATGGCCTATACTGCTAGAACAGAGACCTACTTCTATACAGACGATGGCTCGATGTCGTACCCCTACGCAATCCCAGTTGACAAGCCATCGGGAACGGCTGAAGGCGACATCCTGTTCTGCTGTATTGCGTGGTTTTCATCTGGAAAGCCTGACATTGACTATGTCCCTGCTGGCTGGACTCTGATTGCCCATCACAGGGGAAACTTTGAAGCACAGTCGCTGTACTACAAGGTAGCTGGTGCTAGTGAACCGTCAGACTACACATGGAGCCTTGATGGGCCTGCTAAAACTCGTATGGTTTGCTCTTGCTACATAGGTGGAGACTTCGACGCTGAAGACCCGATAGACGTTTACTCCAATACTGAATACAAAGTCTCAAATACGACTGTCAGGGCGGCGTCAATGTCCGTCTCGGCGACGGATTCCCCTCTAGTGTTTTGGGCGATAGGTTACTACTACGATAGCATAGCTACCTTTACCAAGCCCTCATCGCCTGGAACATGGATTGAAGACGATGACGTTGGTGATAACGACTCTGATTGGTCTATAGAAGTCTGCTCTCAGATATGGTCTAGTTCAGGCGCGACTGGCGACATGGACGCTACTGCCAGTCTTTCAATGACGCTAAAGCATGGATTTGCCGTAGCGTTGAATCCGTCAGCTGGCGGGCAACATTATGAACGCTCAGGCACAGCCTTACTAGGCTTAGTAGGAGTTAGCAGCAGAGGTTTAGCTTTAACCAGGAGCGGTATATCCTCGTTGGGCTTGCTTCCCACTGGTAGTCGTAGCATTGCTTTAAGCAGAGGCTATACCACCCTATTGGGGCTGAAAGCAACTGCAAGCAGGACTATTGCTCTTACCCGCTCCAAGACAGCTTTACTCGGCTTGTTGACCACAGCTTCAAAGGGTTTATCTTTGAGTCGTGCCAAGACGGCTCTACTCGGACTAACTACCACTGGCTCAAGGACAATCGCCTTGACTCGCTCTAAGGTTGCATTACTAGGCTTGAAGGCAACGGCTACCAGAACTGTTGCCGTCGTCCGAGTTAAGACAGCACTCCTGGGCTTAAAGGCCACAGGGGTAATGACCACCGCTGAGCATTACGTAAGGACTGGTATTGCTTATCTTGGGCTCGTGGCTACTGGCACTCGGACAACTTCTATCACCAGGGTTAAAACAGCCTTGTTGGGATTGAAGGCTACTGGCAGCAGAACAATCGCAATCACACGCAGTGGCACGGCACTGCTAGGGCTGAAAGCCATCGGTCTATATTCCACTGCTAAACACTACATTAGAACAGGTATAGCTTATCTCGGACTGGTGGCTACGGGGACACGAAGCATGGCAATGGCGAGGAGTAAAACAGCCTTGCTAGGACTCAAGGGTACGGGCAGCAGGACGATTGCTATTACGCGGAGCGGAGTTGCCTTACTGGGCTTGAAAGTAACAGGATTATTCGATTTACTGGGCAGGCTCATAGCAGCCCGCCGACCTTATACGATAGAAGTCCGAAATGCTGACGGAGACCTTATAGCCATACTTGAGAATGCACATGATATATCATACTCTCAGGTAATCAACAGCCCACATTCCTTGAGTTTGAAAATACCCTCCAATGATTCCAAAGCCAGTAATATCCTTCTGGCCAATGAATATTGGCTACGGGACAATCGTACGAACACAGTCATTAAGAAATTTAAACTGTATCGCAAGGTGGATAGTAGATCATGATTATATCTGAAATCGAAACCCTCGACTTAATATCCCAACTGGGAAAAGAACTCGTTACGTCTTATGAGGCTGAGGATGCCACCATTTCTACAATAGTTAGTGCCCTGCTTGACTTCCAAGTATTGACGCCCGAAATAACGGTAGGTACGATTGATGAATCTTATTCTGGCCTTACACGCTCAATTAAAGTTGATGGCGATTCCATACTGAGAGCCTTATACCGGCTCCGCGATACTGTTGGTGGATATATCTATGTTGACAATGACCGGCAATTGCAGTGGGCTTCTTCTATTGGAGAAAATAAAGGTCAGCAGATTCGATACAGGAAGAATCTCCAAGGCATTGAGCGTGAGATAGACTATTCCAAGCTGTTTAATAGGATTTATGCCTATGGTGAAGGGGAGGGTGATGCCAGGATAAAATTAAGCGATGCTGAAGGGCAGACTGAGGACTATGTTGAAGATACGGATAGTCAGACGGAATGGGGGGGCATATATCCCGGCGTCTTTGTGGACAGAACGATTACTCATCCCGATACTCTATTAGCATGGGCTAATTTGCTCCTCGGTGATTACAAGGACCCACCGATTTATTATCGTATTGATACGGTGGATCTGAGCCATTCTGAGGAGCTTGTTTTTTCATTTGAGGCTTTGCAATTGGGTTCTATTGTCAATGTCATTGATGAGGACTTAGGTATTGATGTTGATACCATCGTTGTCAAGATTGAGCATCCCGACCTGTTGCACCCTGAGCAAATGACTTTAGAACTTGCCAACCGCACAAAGGATATAACGGATGTACTTACTGGAGTCTATGATGTACAGCAACTGCATGAACACCTGGCAACCAAGATTGGAGCCGGTCAGGTCATTGTCTTAGGCGAATTCACAGTCATTGACTGGGTTTCAGAGGGGACGACCAATATCAGAGGCGATTATCTCCGTACCGGGGTAATACAGTCTAATAACTGGGGCGAGGATGCAGGTTCGGAGTTTAACCTTGACGATGGGACTTTCAGACTGGGTGGAAGTGCAGCGCCTGCTTTGTCATGGAACGGAGTAGAACTAAGTTTGGAGGGTTTATATGAAGGCGAGTGGTATGACAAATCTGGAGTTGCGATTGATGCCACAAAGGGAATCTGCATCTATGGAACAGACCAGGCTCTTATTACCAGTAACGAGAAATGGGGAGACCCAGTATGTTATGTGGGGACTGATGGTTCCATTAAGGCAGCAGGCGGACAAATCAAACTTGATGCTGATTCAATTCACATCTATGGAACTGCTGAAGGCGATTATTTTTTCAGGTTTTACGATAAAGATAGTGTTCAAGTAGGGAGATTGGGAGTTGAAGGGGATGTAGCAGGCGAAGATGCTGTATTCTTTGTTTGTGCCTATCCTGACACCTATCGTAATATGTGGGTAGGGGCAGAAAACGGATGGCTTTATCTTCGAGGCGGCATTGAAATTACATTGGATGGCAACCTGATTCCATTGGGTGATGATGCCTATGATTTAGGCTCAGCAAGCAAACAATTCGCAGAGCTCTATTGTGCATCTATTGAAGCATCTGCCATACTGGCATTGAAAGCTGGCACTGCTATTGAACCACAGGCGGACATCATTCCCAATACAGATGATGCCCATGATTTGGGCTCCTTAAGCAATCAATTCTATGGCGGCTACTTCAAGTCCAGGCTCAAAATACCAGGTGGGAGCGATATGTATGATTAAAAATGGCTGAATGTTCAACACAACCTAGTGGCTCCGGCACAGAACAAGACCCTTATATCATAACCGATGTCTGTGAACTGAATTGGGTTAGAAATGACCTAGATGCTTACTACAAATTAGCAAACGACATAGACGCATCGGATACTATAACTTGGAATTCAGGTTCTGGATTTCTTCCTATTGGCACTTTCATAGGAGATTTCGACGGGCAAGGCTACGCAATTACTGACTTATATGTTGACTGGACTTATACGGGGCAGTCATCTCCAAAAGCTGTTGGGCTTTTCTCATTTTTAGGTAATGGCGGATATGTGCATAACCTCTCCGTTTTGCATGCCTATGTCGAGATAAATTATTCCGGAGATGGTTCATCAGCGCACGCAAGCGCAGGTATTTTAGTGGGATGGATGAACACAGGAAGCGATGTTGAAGGGTGCTTTACATCTGGAACTGTCGTTGCTAAATCGGACGCTGAAAGGATAGGGACAGCACATCCTCAAGTTCATGCAGGTGGGCTTTCTGGATATATGACAGGAACTGCTGAGATTCGAGGATGTGCTTCAATAGCAAGCGTTTCGGTCTATTCGCTCAGCAGTGATGACCCATTTGGTCATGCAGGTGGGTTAGTTGGCAGGATGTATGACGGCGGGCACATATATGATAGCTACGCTAGGGGAACAGTCTATATTAGCGGTGGTGCTGCCGTAGCTTCACTTAATGCCGGAGGATTGGTTGGAGATAGAAACACGATAACTGTAGGGGGCACTATTGATAATTGCTACTCAACGGGAGCAGTATCAGGTTCAGGAGGATTGTATGGACCATCATTGGGTGGGCTTGTTGGACATATAAGTGGAACTCCAAATGCCCCTACTGATTGTTTTTGGGATGTGGAGACGAGTGGTCAATCCACCTCAGAAGGTGGCACAGGTAAAACCACCGCAGAAATGAAAACAGAGTCTACCTTCACTGATGCTGGTTGGGATTTCGACACAATTTGGGATATAGATGCGGAGCAGAATAATGGTTACCCTATTCTCCGCAACCTTCCATTTCAACCTAGCTTATTCGGTAATTACATCTGGATAGAGGGAACAGAGTTTGCATATCTTGATACTAATAGGATAAAGCGATTAAAAGAAGGCACTCTCACTGGCGACCCTGACGGAGACCCTTATCAGGCATGGATATATGGAAATTACCAATACTACACTGATTATCTGGGGAAGGTTCGCAGGATACTAGGAACACTGACAGGACTCACTGGTAAAATCCCATATCAAATATCTATAAATACGCAATCACCCATGCTCGGAACGCATTACTGCTACATAGATTCATCTGGTGCAGAGCGATGCTTTGAAGGAACGGCAGCATAGGAGGACTCATGGACATCACAAAGGAACTGAACGAGGCGAAACAACGGCGAGAGGAGGTAGTTGCCCAAATCAACCGGTTAGAGCAGCAAAAGCAGGCACTATTACAAGAGGCTCTACGGACAGATGGCGAGGTGAGGATGCTTGAGCGACTATCTAAAGACGGCGACAAGCCGAAGGGATAAAGTGGTTTTTGTAGAAAACGTTTCTGAGTTCCAGCGCTGGCTGGACAAGATGCTGAAGGATGCCAGAGAAAAGCTCAACATGACCGATGAAACTATCACCTGGATTTTACTGAGAGAGGCAACTGCCTCTTATTTTAGGACTTTAGGAAAACAGGAAATCAATCTAAACAAGCGCTGAGAGGCTCAAGAAAGGGCATTGAACATAGTCGCCTGTCCCTTTATACTCAAGAGAGATTTTAACCCCACTTTTTAGTGGGGATATTTTTTTATTTTAGAAGCCTGTCCACTGGGCTGAAGCGGGCATGGGCTTTTAATGCTCTTCTTTCTTGATGGGCTTTGACATAATTCTCTACCATTTTAAGGGATGAATGACCTAATAGATATTTCAAATCCAGGGGGTCACCACCGGCATCAAGAAAGTTATTGGCGAAGGTGTGTCTGAATGTATGAGGGCCGAGCTTCTTCCCTTCTATGCCTGCCCTCTTTGAGATTCGTCTAATAATCTGCTTTAAGCCCGATTCTGTTAATGGTCTTCTCTCCTCACTTAGCCAGAGTATATCATTAGGATTCCCCCGAAATTTAATGTATTGCCAGATGGCTTTTAGTGTTTTGGCACTCACTTGTAAAGTTCTAGTTTTATTTCCCTTGCCCAATACGGTTATATGTCTCCCCTCTATTTCAATGTCGCTCAACTTTATACCTAGTAATTCTCCTAATCTCATGCCTGTATCATATAGCGTGAGAACGATAGCTTTATCGCGGTAGCCGTTATTATCGTTGCAGGCCTTAATCATAGCAAGAACATCCTCATCTGTGAATACTGGCATAGATTTAATAGGCAGCTTTGGAGCACTGATAGTCAATGGAGTTTTCGCCAAATAGTTCTGCTTGATAGACCAATTAAGGAAAGCCCTGAGTGCTCTATATTTAGCATGGTAGGCATAAATATATTGCTGGTCTTGGATGCTGAAATATTGCTTCATGTCCTGGGGGGTAATGTTCGGTAACTTGGTATCAATACCAATGAATTTGACAAATGGTTCTAGCCTCTCACGATAGAAGACAATCGTTCGCTTCGACTTATTTTCTATCTTCAAGTCTAACAGAAATTCGGTTAAGGCTTCAGCTATAGTCTTGGTAATCAGGGACTCTAAAACCATCTCTTTAACGATTAAATGCAGGAAATCAGAGACTTTATAGGCTTCCTTATCATTAAAGTTTGTATTCATTTTGAGCCGTGGGAGACTCGAACTCCCGACACCCTGATTA